CCCGTCGGGCCCAATGTTGGGGGCCGCCCCGCCGGAGTAGACGCCGGTATCCTGATACGCCCCGCTCTCCAGGTCCCACACCATCCACGTCTGATCCTCGGACAGCTTGGGCGGGTGGACCGCCGCCGCTTCCGCCCGGTCTGCGGCGGCCACTGCGTCGGCCTTGGCCTGTGTGACCCTGGCCTCCATCTGGGCAAGCTCCGAGGGCTCGACGCTCGGAAATGCCTCCGCAGCGTTGATGCTCCCGCTCACCAGCAGCTCAAACTGGTTGCTGTGGGCCACCGTATCCCCTTTGAGGCCCCGGAGCTGACAGCGGTACAGCCCGTCGGAGGCCAGGATATCCCGCGTGAGCTCCACCCACAGCACGTCCCCGGTCCGCTCCAGGTCCACCACGTTCTTTACTTTCCCCAGGGCCATATCCAGCTTGACCGCCCACCCCGCGTCCAGGTCCGCGGCGATCTCCAGCCGCCGGTGCA